GGGCCAGCAGTCATCATAGCCCTCATGGAAGGCATCACTTTCATTGCCACGATAGCTACATACAAATCTGTGAACAATTCCTTTGGCATACTATAGCCATGCTCTCTCTTCAGGAAATCCTTGTAGAAGTTAAGCAATCTGGTTACGGTTTCCTCCCACGTTTCTCTACGCCCCTCCTCTTCAAGCCAACGACTATAACGAGATTGATGAATGAATGCTTGATAATCAGTCTTCATTTAAAGGCAACTCCCCTTGTGTGTTTTGTTGTGCATGTAAGATACCATTGATGATATGAGCAACCTCTTTGTATGGTTGCCGTGCAAGATAATTCAAAATTTCATTTATGAGATTATTATTTAGTTCCATTTTCTTCAACTCCATGATATTCCATTTGATCAGCAAGGCGGTCTATATACCATTGGGCTTTCAGTACGTCCTTTAGGGGCATACCCTTGTGCATATGCCGGGAAACATACTTTATAATATTCCCCTTGAGGTAGCCCCGGAACTCTACCTCAGACATAGAATTTTTTATAAGGTCGATAGTTTCAATACCTGTTTTATTATAATGGTCCGGGTTATTCACCTGATCTACTAAATCAGTAGCTGTCTGTGTGTCTTCCATAGGTATTACCTTTCAAATTATTTTTGTACTGCTGTTAGCCGGTGTATCGTAACGCCACCTAAACCAAAGAACATGTCGTCAATATAGTCAGTTATCTCTGGTACTACATGTCCATCTGCTGGAATAGGGTATTCTTCCTCATCTATTTTTAGAACGAGTTTGATGTTAACCTCTATCACCCTGAACCCCGTTCATGTTTTCTGAAATCAACATTGATTACACCTCCTTCCGTTGTATATTTATTCTTAAAGAAGACTTCTTCCTTCTTGGCTGGTTCATATCGTCCCTCTGCAAACTGTACATACTTACAAGCTTCATCATATAAATCTGGGTTCTCCTCGTATAAAGGTACAGACGCACAGATTGTTTTCACTAATAATGTTAGATTGTTAAAATCTTCTTCACATAAAGTAGAAGAACTACTTAGGTACATATTAATTTCAATTTCACCCGTCCAGTTATGTTCCTCATCTATGGAGGGACTCACCTGTATAAGGAAATCATCCTTACCCATATCAATGCTTGGCATATTAAGTACTCCTCTTATTTTTAAATGCTATAAAATTTTCAAATCCTTTTTTATTTTTCTCCTTTAGCCAACTTTCAGGTATGATCCTGTCATAACAAAGGAAGCCATACTTATCGCACCATTCCTTATATGTGGACTTAGCGCCTTTGTACAGCTTTCTCTTACTGTTCTCGAATACAAACCTAATATCTAAATTAGGGTGCTGTCGTTTTATCTCCCTGTGTTTCCTCCTATCCTGTGTAACAAACCTACCCTTAGCTTCTATGATTATGTTATTGGGTAGTATAAAATCAGGTGTATAGGTCCGGTAAGCTAAGTCTTCCCACTCTATTTTTATAGCCTCGTATTTAAATTGTATTTTTTTAGTGTCGAGGTATTGGGAAACTTTTAACTCTAACCCGGACCTATACCCGTGCTTCCTAGCTGCTTTGAATCTCTTACCATCCATGCCAGAAAGACTATTCTGTAACGTAGTTAACTATCTTAGGAGCCTTTGCTTTTGAAGATTGAGCAGGTAACTCTTTAAGGGTAGGCCAACATGAGTACTTGTAATCACAGAACCCACACGTAATACCTAGTATGTGCTTACCTGTAGGCTTCCCTCGAAAGTACTCCTGTTTTTTATCAAAGCTCCTTTTAAATTTGTTATCTTCTAAGTTCTGTTTAACAGTTTCTATTTTACCACATTCATTTTTAATGTCAAGCCCTGATGCAGGAACATATTTAAATTCTCCGTTGGCTTTATTAATTACCCACCATCCCCCAGCTTTTTTGTTTAGGGCTTTGGCATAGCCAGCCAACTGACTTATGTAACCAAATGAATCTGATTTTGCTAAGTCTTCATAAGAAGAAAACTTATAATTGTATGACCAATTTGAGGCAGACTTAATGTCGTCAACAGCACCATCAATACTAAGATCAGTGGTTCCAGATACAGTGGTGCCATCCTCAAGCTCAAGAACAACCTGTTCACTATCTTCATATTTAACTCCTGCCTCTGTAAGCACAGCCTTAAACACGGCTTCTACAATATCACCAATCATCATGTTCATAATAAATGTGGTGGACTTTGGACGGGCATCATCTGGTTTATTTTTATTGTACCAGAGTTGGCAATAGGGTCTACCTACGTTTGACATACGCAAGTTAAACTCCTTCCTGTTACTAGACCCCTTACCAAATTGGCGGCGTAGAGCCTCTCCTATCTGTTGACACACTGCATCTATCGTGCCCTCAGACATCTCCGTTTTATTATTAACGGCATCATCAAGATATTGATGCACCGCCAATTCAGCAAGGTGTTGCATATTAAATCTCCTTAGTCTTCAGCGGCTGGATTGATAGTAATAAACTCATCAACTAAAGCAGCGTCATCAGTTGAAAGATTATTGATATGTTTATCTTCCCACTCAGAACTGATGTAGTCGTTATAGTTTGAAACCCACTCAATAAAGTTACCAAAGATTTGTTGAACGTCATCATCAATGGTGAAGGCTTCGGGGTTCATATCAAGTCTAACGCTAGGTACATAATACTTATTACCATTAGGTAGCTCTCGTGCTTCCGTATCACAATCAAACGTGTGCTGTACAGGAAGACGCTTCTGCTTCAGCAATGTCTGGAAGGGTTCACCAACATGCTTGAATGCCTCACGCTGATCAACTTCCCAGATAAAGGGGATGCCATTCAACTCATAGTCCAATGCCTCACCATCTTCCTTAGTAGGAAATAGCAAGTCAACGGTCCCAAAGATAACACGTACTCTCTTAATCTGGCGGATCAAGTTCTGCATATCTTCCGGCAGGGCCTTGAAGTCTTGGATGTACCCAGCCGACTTACCGCAATTGAAGCCGCCTGTGTTATCTTTCAGGTCAATGTTAAGGCTATCAGCCATTACAGTTTTAACAAACATATTTTTGGAATTGCCTGTACCCTTTACAAAACGCTTATGCATAAAGCGTTGCATGTATGGCCGGATGATAATGTTAGAAGCATAGTATGTCTCATCCGTATCGGGCATCTCTAATTTATAGGCACCCCCTTTGACTACCTCTAGGTTCATGTGCTTGCCTTTAATCTCGACGTTGCCCATGATAGGGGTATGGTTAATGCGTAGCCTAGCTAGGGTACTACGGGCCTTGTCTGATGAAGGCTGTTCACCAGAAATGCCCATCACCTTAGCCATGGCATCGTAGTTAGCTGTGTCTATTGTTGCTACTTGATTCATTGTGTATTTCTCCTTTTATCAATGCAAAGATTTGTAGTTTTAACATATTTCTCATTTCGTGTCAAGCCAATTCTCACCTATTTTTGATTCTAATAACAGCGGAACATTAAAATCTATGTCCCACTCTTGGAAAATCAATTCATGTAAATCAGTATTGACTTTTTCTATTACGTCAATTGCAAACTCCTCTTCTTCTGGATGAACATCTAGTACTATACTATCATGCACCGTGTTAACAATGCATGTCTTCATACCCTCAAGCAACTCCTCAATATACAGTAGTACCAATGGTACAATGTCTGCTGTGGCAAAGGATTGCACAGGATAATTTTTTATCTGTGTGAAGTGGGAAGGTGTACCATTATATCTACGCTCACAATCAGGGAATGCAAACTCCCTGCCTGACGGCGTGGCTATAAGACCAGTAGATAGTACACAGTTTGCCAAGACTGTATGCCACCTAGCTATACCAGAATATTTTTTAACAAAGTGTTCATAGTAAGTTGCCTCTGCTGGACTACGACCAAAGCCTGTAGCTCCATACAAGGGAGCAAAGGTGTGCGCCTTAGCTTCCTGTCTGCTTATAGGCTGGCCTGCCTTGCTTATAACATCAGCGGTATAGCTGTGTACATCAAAGCCTTCTTTAACTTCACGCATAGCTGTTTCATCTTGTGACAGGTATGCTGCCGTTCTGAACTCAAGCTGAGCAAAGTCTGCCTCAAGTATCTTGCCACCGTCAAACCGGCTGACAAACACACGCTTGATAGGAAACGTGCCACCCCTTGGCATGTTCTGCATGTTGGGATTGCGACCACTGAACCTGCCTGTGGCTGTCATATGCTGGGTTAGCTGTACATGCAGCCTACCATCAGGCTTGGTGTATAGATCAATGCCCTCTACAAATGCAGATAAGTAGGTATCTAATGCGCTTAACCTTCGTACATCACGTAAGAAGTTTGCAGCTATCTCTTTCTTTCGGCCACGAGCAGTAGCCTCCAGCCTCTCTAGTTTGCTTTTATTTGTTGTAAATCCTCCCGTTGTAATCCAGCTTTTATTAGGGGCCTTAAACTTTAGCCCAGCTATCTCATGGGTAGCAGTAAAGGTGTAGCCTTCTCCCTCACAGGAAGGACACTTGGTAGCTTTAGCAAAGGGCTTACCATCCTTACGGGTCTTACGTACCTTACCATTCCCATAACAGGCTACACATTTAGTGGCCCTAGTTTTATACATGATAGTGGAGTTCTCCTGAATTTTCTTATGGAACTCAGCACCTGTAACAAAGTTGGTTTCATTGACCCACGTTTCTTTGTTGTGTACTTTTCTTGAATAGATAACCCACGATAATTGTTCCGGGCTATTGAGATTAATAGGGGTATCTCCCATAAGTTGTCTAACCTGTTGATCCAAGACGGCCTGAAGCTGTCGTTTCTCTGCCTCAAACTCTTCCTTAACTTTCTGTAGCTCATCCCTGTTAACAGTGAACCCCCGCTGGAATATACGTGCGAGTACGCAAGCTACCCGATTAGTCATTTTAATTGTATTATATAATCTGTTATCCTTATCACCCTGTAGACGATCATATATCTTATTATATAACTGTTGTGTAGCATGTAGGTCTGCACTAAGGTAGTCGGATAGTTCATTAAGAGGGATATCTTCAACACCCACACCTTTCTTTAGATAATCTTTCAAGGTGCTTTCTTTCTGTGTCTCTAGCT